AAGGCAAAGACACGAGTTCCGTCTCACACCTATCGCCAGGAATGGCTGGCTGAATTTCTCAGCGATGGCGTCTATTTCCAGAACGTTGACCGGGCGGCGGTGGTCATGGAACGCAGCGAGCCAGGGGCGCACAAGGGGCACAGCATCTATGGCGGCCTGGATTGGGCAATGGCTGACGACTGGACGGTGCTCACGCTGGCATGTCAAGAGTGCAATCGGGTGGTGGATTGGGACAGGTTCAACCAGATTGACTACACCTACCAGCGGGAACGGATTGTAGCCATGTGCCAGCGGTGGGACGTGTCAGGCATTTTGCCAGAGCGCAACAGCATCGGGCAGCCAAACATAGAATTGCTACTTGATCGGGTGCCAGTCCTAACGGGGCCTGACAAGCACTTCGGTTTCAACACATCGGCCACGACGAAGCCGCAGTTGATTCAGCGGTTGGCATCGGCGCTTGAGCACGACGGGTTCCAGGTGCCGACTGACTACGCCGATGAACTGCGCAGCTACCAGGTCGAAATCGGCGATGCTGGTCACGCCAAATTCGGTGCTCCTGCGGGGGCGCATGACGACCGGGTAATCAGTCTGGCGCTGGCTTGGTGGTCAATGACAAGCGGTTGGGTAATCTAGGGGGTATCATGGCGACAGTTTACGATAATAACAGGATAGGGATTCTACCGGGCGGCACAACCTACGGGGCGCTCAGTACAATGACGCTGGTAGCAACGACACCGACGGCGCTTGCAGCGGCCAACACGGCCAGAGTGTCCATCATGGCGCACAACGCTACGGGCGATTGGCTTTACCTGTGCTTCTCGGACAGTACGGGCCTGACCAACAGCAAATTTGCGTTCAAAGTCGGCAACGGGTTTTCGCTCAACATCACCGGGGCCGAAGCGCAGGCGGCGCTTTACGCCTACAGTGTCGCAGGCGGGGATGTGTACATGCAGGTCGCACTTACCTAGTCAGGGGCAACTATGGCCGATTACACCAGCGCAGCCAGGGTCAAGACCAGCCTGCAAATCACGGACACGACCAACGACCTAGAAATCAGTCTTGCGATTCAGGCAGCAAGCCAGATGATTGAGAACGAGTGCGGTACTCGCTTCTGGATACCTGCGGCGGCTGAAACCCGCTATTACACGGCGGTCAATCACCAGCTTGTCGTGTTTGATGACATTGCCAGCACGGTTGCGGGGGCGGCGCCTACGATCACAATCACGATTGACCTGGACGGCGACGGTACGCCAGAACAGGCGTTGGCGGCCTCCGACTACGTGCTCATGCCACGCAATGCAGCGGTCAACGGGGAACCGTACACCAACGCCAGAATCCATGTCGAGGGCGATTACACGTTTCCGCTGATTCAGGATGGGGTGAAAATCGTTGCGCAGTTCGGGTATGCTGACACGATCCCGGCTTCAATCGAGAAGGCGTGCGTCATTCAGGCGGTGCGATTGTTCAAGCGGCGGGATGCGCCATTTGGCGTGTCAGGGACAAACAACTTCGGGCAGTTGCAGATTATCCCGGCGCTTGATCCTGACCTGAAGCTGCTGATTGCGCCGTTCAAGCGGTTGGGGGTGCCATGACCAGATTCCTTTTCGATGGGGCCAAATCGGCCAACCTGGACAGCCTGCCAGCCGAGGCGTGGACGATTATCAGCGGGCGGCAACCGGGTAGTGATGACGTGGTTGACCTGGTGCGCACGGTGCCAATTCTTCAGCGGGCGGTGACGCTGGTTAGCGACGCGGTTGGTTCAATGCCGTTTGCGATCATGCGGGGTGACACTGAGATTGACACCTCGGCAGAGTACAAAAACGCCCTGGGGATTCTACCCAACCTGCCTGCCATGCTGAGTCTGATTGAAACATCCATTCTCATGTGGGGCGCTGGCTATTGGTTTATCGGGCGCAATCGGGGCAGGCGGGCAAAGGAGATTCGCTATCTTGCGCCGTCAACCATCAGGCCGATCATCGAACCAGGCGAGGGGTTGAAGGGCTTTACCCGTGTCATTGGTTCCAACCAAATCGAGTTGGCGATTGACGAGGTTGCGTACTTCTGGCTGCCTGACCCGTCAATCGAGGTCGGGCCGCCGTCGTGGTCTCCTGTCAAATCGGCACTCCGGGCGGCGGGCGTCCTGGGCAGCATGGATCGGTTCACCACCAATTTCTTCGACCGGGGCGCAATCAAGGCGACGCTGCTGACGGTTCCGGCCACAACACGCAAGGCAGACCGAGAGACATTGCGCACATGGTGGCGCACGGTGTTCGGCGGGGTCAAGAACGCCTTTGCGACGGAGGTAATCAACGCTGACGATGTGAAGCCGGTCGTGATCGGCGAGGGCATCGAATCACTCAGCAACGCCGAACTGACCAGGGAGAAGCGAGAAGACATCGCCGTTGCGCTTGGCGTACCATACTCTCTGTTGTTCCCGGACGCTGCCAATTTCGCCACGGCGCAGCAAGACGACAGGCACTTCTATCAGAAAACGATTATCCCGGCTTGCATGACCATTGCCAACGTCATCAACCAGCAATTATTGGAGTCGTTTGGTTGCGTTTTGGAGTTTAGGCCAGAAGGTCTTGACGCCATGCAAGAGGACGAGGGCAACCGGGCAAGCGCCTTTGCGGCCTACGTGAGCGCTGGCCTTAAGCCGTCTCTCGTTGCGCAGTTGTTAGGATTGGAGTTGCCAAAGGGCGTCAAATACCAAGACCTTGACCCAAAGGAACCGCCGCCGCCCGCACCGGGCCAGCCGGGCCAGCCTGGGCAACCACCATTGCCAGGACAGGTGCAAGAGAAGCCGATGCCAGAGGAACCGAAGCCAGGGACGTCGACGAAGGCGATTGACGGCGAATCGGGTGACGCCGACCTACGCCGCTGGCGTGACAAGGCGTTGAACGCACTGAAGCGGGGCGAATCGCCCTCGGTTGGTTTTGTCTCTACCACCATTCCCGCCGACAGGTGGTCACAGGTCAAGGCAGCTTTGGACACGGCCACGACCGCAGACGATGTGCGGCTGGCCTTTGCGCCGCAAGAAGGTGTGACCGATACTGACGCCATCAAGGCGCTGTTGGAGGGTATCAGATCGGGAGTAGAGGCGCTTAGTGTCAAGGCTTCCGATCCAGGAAATAATGACACGACCGACAGCAACGATGATGAATCGCCGGGGCCATTCCAGACGGCACGACAGCGCCAATGGTTCTTTGCTTCCGGGCCTGGTGCTGGCAACAGCGGCGGCGAGGGTGGCAAAGGCAAGGGCGGCAAGGGTAAAGACAAGGGCGACAGCGGGAAGGCGCCGAAGGTGCTAAAGCAGGGGCAGGTATCAGGCGGCTTTGGTGGCGTGAGGGCGTATAGCGAACTTGAAAGGCGGTTGTCTTGGGATGAATGGAAAGACGGAAGCCGAGTAAGCATCAAAAAGGCCGGTGCAACGGCAGGCGGGAATGACATTGAAGAATACCTTGCCAAAAACGGCAAGGCACCTCCATCCGGCAGTGGCTATTCTATTGCCTCATCGTACCAGGAAGCATGGGCAAGCAAATCAAACGATCATGGCGGGATACAGGATAATTTACAAAAAGAGGCCGAAAGACGACTAAGGGCAGAAGGGGAAGACACAGCGCCGCTTAGCCCAGAACAACAAGTGCCGGAATCAATAACGGCAAGGGCGGCATATGAATCAATCTACAACCGGACGCAGGCGTACTTCAGGGCGCAAGGATTGAAACCGGACGATACGATTGTTGTTTATCGTGGAATGAGACTAAAGCAGACCGCAGAGATTATTGAATCAGCTGACAATGTTCGCTGGCGGCCTTTATCATCGTGGACAACGAATCAAAACACAGCGTCAAGCACTTTCGCTAGTCCAATTACCGATTTCAGATCGAGAGGCTACGTATTTGCCGTTGAGGTTCCCGTTCGCGACATCTTCTCGCACTGGTCAACAGGGTTTGGTTGCGCCAATGAGCACGAGGTCGTGCTGCTTGGACGCAGGCACAAGAACATCAAAATAATCGGATTTAGAAAAAACGAAGCCGACAAGTGGGAGTGGAGGGATTGACGATGGCAACCATGATTGACGAAGACTTTGACAACGGTAACTGGATGGCTGAACTTCAGCGCCAACGCAAACTGAAAGACCCGAACTACAAGACCGACCTGGAGATTTGCCAGGAGTTGAGGGCGCAGGGGCCGGAAACGCCAGAGGACAAAACGAAGCCAGATGGCAAACCTGCTTAACGCCCTGCTAGACGCCACGGCCTACCTGACACAGCGGGGGATTGACCTGCCTGAAGGAACGGCGGTTGCAATCAAGCGGTGGCAGATTGAAAGGGCTGGCTTCGAGGGCATCAAGACCATTGCCTACTACGACCGCAGTCTGTCACGGGCGGTCAGGGACTTCTACGGCGGTGAGATTGACGCCGGGGAGTTCGTTGACGAAATGATTCGGTTGGTCGAAGGCCAGCTTACCCGTGCGTGGAATGAGGGCATGAGAGGAAACGGCCTTGACCCACGGAAGGACATGACCGACGCTTGGCGGGAAGTCTTGCAAGGCGAAATCAATTCCGAAATGGATCACATCCTGGACTACGCCGGGCAGATTGAACAGGCAGCGGCAAACCAGGCGCCGATTGCACCGCTCATGGGCCGGGTGGCACTGTGGGTCAATCGCTATCAGGACGTGCTCAATTTATCGCTCATTACCACGGCCAAGCAGGAAGACCGCTTCGAGTGGATTTACGGCGACACGCAGCATTGTGAGACGTGCGCATCGCTCAATGGCGTTGTGGCGACAAAGGCGCAATGGGACGCCAGCGGATTCAGGCCGCAAAACCCACCAAACCAGATGCTTGACTGCGGCGGTTGGCGCTGCCAGTGTCGGCTAGAGAAAACAGAGGAGCCGGTCACTGAGGGCGGGATACCGGGGGCATGACATGGGCTTGATTGGCATTGACGTATCGGGGCTGAAAGAACTGCGGGAACTGGCGCTCAAACTGCCAGACGCTGTGTTTGATGCGATCACTGAGGACGTGGGCGATTACCTGGTCAACGTCCTGCGATCCTACCCGCCGCAGAACTATGTCACACGCAAGGCGGCCTACGGGCAGACTTTCTTCAGCGACAGGCAGCGGCGCTGGTTCTTTGCGGCGCTCCGAAGCGGTGACTTGCAGATACCCGGCAAGCGCACGCAAACCCTTGCGCAAGGTTGGAAGCGGCTTGACGACCTGGTTTACAACGAAGTCGAATACGCCAAGTTTGTCATGGGTGAAGGCGAACAGTCCAGGCACGAGGCGATGGTCGGGTGGCTGACGACTGACCAGGTTGTGCAGCAACGTGCGACCAGGATTGTTGAAATTGGACAGGCGGCGGCAAAGAAGGCCATCCGCAGGTTAGGGGGCTGACATGGACGAAACAAAATCAGGTATGCGCAACAACGCAGACGACCGCCGGCGCATCCGGGAAGTTAGGGGCCACGCACAGGCGATTCATGACCTGTCGAAAGAATTGGAACCAACCGACGATGATGAGACGATGGCACGGCAGGACTTTGCCAGGCAGGTGCAAGGCGGCAAGGCCGAAGTCATGGTCTCGTGGGGCAATGCGGTCAAGGCCCTGGGTGACGGGCGCATCGG